TACCAGACTCTAATGTAACACCACCATTTACAACTGAAACTTTTGCAGTTGCATTACCTGATCCAAAATTTACTGTATCACCTACAGCGTAACCTGTACCACCTGTATCTACTAATACTTCTTCTATTGTACCAGGTCCTATTGTACCAACTTTAACACTTGCACCAGAACCACCTGCTGTTATTTCAACAGTATCGTCTTCATTATACAATGCACCATCATTTGTAATTGTTTTTTCATCTATAATTTTTGAAACTGTTAATGAAACTAAAACGTCATCATCTGTACTATCTGTACCTGTAATTGTTTCACCAGCAACAAAAGTACCAGAAACAGAATCATCACCTACAACTAATTCAGTAACTTCTACACCACCTATTAGAAATTTAAATACGTCTTCTACTATGGCAGTTGCTTTATTTACTGTAGCACTAACGGGATTATTTGCCTGTGTGATTGTTTGACCTATAAGATTTGTAGGTTCTGAAGTACCTAATGCTAAACAACGAATTATCTTTTTAGTATCCCATTTACCATCGGACACTCTTAACATTTCGTCTTTAGGATATCTTATTTCAGCGTCTTCATTTAAAAGTAATTTAAAAAATATTTCACTTGCACGTTTTGTACCTTTTGATTGATATAATGATTTAATGTTTTTTGTAAGATTTCTTTTATCTATATCTTCATATAATTTATCAGGTACACTTGTTAAAAATGAGTTTCTAAATTTAGATAAGAAACCTGATATAGTTTTATCTACATCAGCGTAATCTAAAAGTTGTTGAATATTTTGAACTGGGTTTGCTCTGTACTTACCTATAGTTGCCTCAGCACCTGAAGACGAACCTGTTATTAATTCACCTTCTATAAATTTGTTTTGATGAGCAACAAACAAACGACCACCACCATCAACGTCTTCTATTATTACTGTTGTCGTTGCACCAGATGTAGAACCTGTAATTGTTTCACCATTTATAAAATCACCATAACTTGTATCTTCTAAAAGAATATTATCGTCACCATCATCTTTACTTACATTTGTACCATTAAGTACAATCTTTGCAGCTGTAGTACCTTCTAATACTAGATGATCTGGATCGCCAATGTTTGTTAATGTGATCTCAGCTGATTCCATCAACTGATAATATGCTTTTACAAAGTCTAAAAATAGTGGGTGGTCTTCAAGTACAAAATCAGGTACTTGTGAATTTATAAGATTTGATATTTTATCTTTAAAGTTGGCCATTTCATTTAATAACTACTAGTCGTGGTATATCCTATACCAGCGTTTGATGAGCCTCCTGCTAATGTATCAGCCTCAACTGTAACTAAACTGTTTGCAACATCAATATCTAATACTTGATTTCTGATAGGAACAATATCGTTTGAATTAGGTTTAACCGTAACTTCTATAACTGTTGAAGCTACACCTCTTACGTTTTCTATATTAGAAACATTTAAAGAGTTTACTTCAACTTTACCTGTTGAGTAATCTATTGTACCTTGTGAACTGTTAGCATATGATCTTACAGAACCATCATTTTTATATCTTCTTACATTACCTTGTCCATCATCATCTAAAAACCAAATACTTGTAGTATCGCCATCAATTTTAAATCCTGTTGATTCTAAAATACCACCTGAAGCAGAATTGTGACCTGAATGTGGATTGTATAATGCGTTTGCAAAGTTAATTGTATATTTTGTAGAACTGCCTAATGTTGGTACAAAAGATTTTCTCATTTTAATTGTAGTTATGTTTGATAAAATACTTGTATCTGTATCATCAATCAATCCTGTCAATTTAGAATATCTAAAAATAGTATCAAATGATTGTAAAGTATTTGCGTTATAATCTGTTATTGCTGTAACAACGTTTGATTTAATTGTGTCAGCAGTTTTAGGTGTGCTTGTTTCATCAAACTTAACGTTAGATGAAATTAATAAATCTGTTGTTTCAGGATCAATAATAACTGGTGTAACAGAAGCAACTGAATATTTTTTTAAATCTTTTACTATCTTTTCTTTTGTAGCGTCTGTAAGATTAGAACCACTTGTTGGTAAAATAGAAAGATAAACTCTACCATAGAATGGAGTTTCAGCGTCTTCACCACCCCAAGCACTAACTGATTGTGTGTTAGCATAAAGTTGTTTTACTTTTGATTTATAATCTTCTACTGTAACTGCTCTATCTTGTGACGCATAAAAATTAGGTGCGTTGAATTTTATACTTTGTAAACTTTCAGGTTCAGCACCACCTTGTGCTGATGAGTTAACAGTTGTAGTTACGTCTGTAAATCCAGAAATAGAACCTGATAATGTAAATGCAGTTGCACCGTTAGCTTCTGTTTTGTTTGTTACAACATAACTAATACTAATTATGTTACCATCGTCTAATGATTTACCAATTACACCATCACCAAAGTATATTTCAAATTGACCGTCTTCAGCCTCTTGGCAGAAATAAACTTTTGATGTATTATCTAATTCTGTTATTGAACTTGCTTTAGTGTATGTATTTTGTGTTACATCTGAAGCACTATTTTGTACTACAACTTTTATTGTAGTCGTATCTGCTCTATCACTAGGTATTATAAATCTTTGATCTATATCTTGGCTGTCATATGTGTAAGCATAGGTAACATATGTACCTTCGTAAACATTTAAACTTTGTGCTGTATAAACACTATCAATTGGTTGTACAACTTTGTCTGCTACTGAAACAAACGTGTAAGTTAAACCATCTATAGCTGAAGTAAATTTTGTACCTGCAGGAATTGTAATTGAAGCACCTGTACCATCGTTGATTACTAATTTTAAATCAGCGATTGGTGCTCTAGCAGAGTTAGGTGTGTAACCTACTAATTTAGCCAATGACGCAACACTTGATCTTAATTGTGCTGTGTCCATAAACATTTCGTTTGCTACGAAGTTTGCATTGTAAGCCAAGTAGTGTGTATTGTAAGCAAGTAGGTCAAGCAATATTGCCATTGAACTACCTTCAAAGTCGTAATCTTTAAATTCGTTTTGATTTGCTAAAAATCTTTTAAGTGCACCTTTTATATTTTCAAAATCTAATTCTGAAATTTCTAGGTTGTGTTGTCTTGCCATTTTATCTTACTCTTTGTAAAAATGTTGATATTGAAATAGGAGCTTCTGCACCATTAATTAAAACAGAAACCATAATGTCTATGCCATTATTATTTTCATCTTCCCGAACAACTACATCTTCTACTGAAACTCTAGGTTCGTATTTCTCAATTGCCATTGCGACTCTATCTTTGATGATTACCATCATAGGTTCGGTCATGTTCTCAAATAAGAAACCTCTTAAATTACAACCAAAGTCAGAATTAAAAGGTCTTTCATATTTGTTAGTTAAGATTATATTCTTAACAGCTCTCTTAATTGCCTGTACATCAAATAATCTTGCAACATCTTTAGTAGCAGGATTTTTAGTAAAGTTTAAATTCAAATCTTTGTAAATACGGTTTGATCGTTTACTTTGATTCGTTGTACTTGCGTCATAGTTTGAATAGGCCATAACTATATTTATATGACTTTACAGACCATTTACTAATACATTTAAAGAAGTGAGTATCATTGCACCTGAATCAGCACTATCAGTTGTACGACCCCAAGGTATACCACCTATCTTTACATTTGTTGATCCTTTGTTTAAAAAGGCTACGTGAATAGAACAAGGTGGAATAATAGGTGGAACCTCATGTGATACCGTCGGAGTTCCCATAACAGCACCATAGATACCGTTTGCCTTTACTGTTCTTACTAAAGAGGTTGCTAAATTAGTGGTTCCATCACAAGCATGGCCTGTAGTTAACAAATCTCCTTCTCTAGCTGCCATATCTTTGTTTTGCCTCGGCTTGCCTTTGTTCTCTTTCGGCTCTTTCTTTTGCTCTTCTCTTTTCTATCTCAATTGATTGACGAATCTTCCGTCCTACTGGTATTTTTACCGAATCTACGATTTTTTTGCCTTTTTTACTAATATATTCAACGCCAATAAACTCATCCTTGAAATCCCCTTGTACAGACATGGTGGCTTTCTTCAAACTCATGGCTTCCTTCTCTTTTTCGTCACCTGATTCGTTCCAGAACTTAAAAATTCTCATTTTTTTCATA